TCCTGCCTGCGCCGGTAGTACCACTGGATACACACGCCGATGACCGCCAGCAGCAAGCCGCCAAAGGCCGCCACATCGTTGGCCGTCAGCCAGCCCCACAGGACCACGCCTGTGCCGCCCTGCGCGACCTTGTGAGCGATCCCCGCCACAACGGCGTCTGTGGCTTGATCCTGCACGCACTCACCCCTGTTGGCGCAAGCGCCTATTGCAGCGTCCGGTCGGCCGGCGCTGCGTGTTCCTCAATGACCCGCTTGCACAGCGGCACCACGTCGCCTGCGTTCTGGCAGCGCACGAAAATGGCCTCGCCGGGGTACGTCACGACGATGGCCGCAACCCCCAACTGCTCGTAGCAGCGCAGCAAGTCCATTGCGGCCAGATCAAGCTCGGCGAGCGCGTCGTCGTCCACGCGGAGCCTCCTTCGGTTCCACGCGAAACACCTCGACCGGCTCGGACGTGTTGGCGTCGAACTTCGCCGCCACCGCCACCGCCTCGGCCGGATTCTTGCCGCACTCCATCGCGGCCATCGCATAAGGCCCACCGGACCCGACCGCGATAAAGGCATCCATGAAGGGCATCAGCTCCATGTCCTCGTCCAAGAGGTACACGTCGCCCGCTCCGGTGACGATCAGGCACTCGAACTCGCCCTCGTCACCGAAGTCCGGCTTGTCCGCTTCCGGGAAGCCCGCCTCGGCCCATCGCTGGATCTTCAGGATGTCGGCCAGCTTGCCGCTGGAGCCGATCAGCCCGCCGCACTTCAGGCGCTTGACCTTGTGCGTGCGGAACTTGCGTCCGCCAGCGGAGACCTGCGTATCGGCGGCCATGCAACCACCGGAATACGCGATGGTCGTCACTGGCAGGCTCCGTGTAGGTGCCCCGGACAAGACGCGATGTCCTCCGGGGCTGCCCGCCGTTTATGGCTTGGCCGCAACCTGGAGCGTGCCGGGAAGCTGTGCGGGCAAATCAATACTTTCGTTTCCGCGTATACCGCGCCTTCGCAGGCGGCACGTACTCGCGGAAGCGGACTACATCGCCAATCTGTTTCTTGGCCAGTCCTGTGCAGGACGCAAGGAATGAGTCCAGCTTTCCATTGGGAACGCAGAGCCATTCGCCCTGCTGGGACAGAGAGCGAAATGTCCGCAATATCTGCTGTTCCAGCCCGTACGCCTTGGGCCTTTCCGGTGCTTGGCAGACGTAAAGCTCACTGAGCCGGAACGGGCAGGAGGTCATGAATGCCGACATCCTGCGGCTCGGGTTATTCGTCATCCCGACCTTGACGTATATCTTCCCCATCGCGTGACAAACCGCGAGGTAAACGTGTTCGGTCCACGGCAGCCACTGAGGCTGCTGATTGGACGGAACCGGGTCGGGAGTCAGATCGTTATACACCCGGAAATCACGATCTAGACTTGCGTTCAGAAATTACGATGTGGCGAATCGCGCACTCAAGCCGCAGCCAGTACTCGTCCATGCTGGCTTTGAGGCGAGCATAGACGCGGTTGCGCAGGCGCTTGTAGGTCTTAGGGTCCACCTCAAGCGCCGCCGCCGTCACCGTGTACGGTTGTACCTGCTTGCAGTGGACCAGTAGCGAATAGGCGTCCCACGCCGCGAAGGTCGCCAGCTCCTCCGAATAGGCGTCGCGTCGGACCGCCCCATCGGCGCAATAGGCGTGAGTGAAGGCCACGATCCATTGGCGCAACTGGCTCCGCCCAAGCGTGTCGCCCGCCATCGCAACTCGGTACATGAGCCAGTTCGGAAAGCCGTTCTTCCACTCCAGGCGGACAAGGCGGTCGGCGTCGATAACCCACTCAGTCACGGGGCCGATCAGCATCGTGCTGAAGTCCGGCCCCTTGATCTGGTAGTCGGCCTGTACCTCGATGGCGGTTTCTGCGCTCAAGTCCGACTCCCCTTGGGGCGCTTGGGCTTGGGCGCTACCTCAATCTCCTTGATATTCCCGATCCAGAAATATCGCCGCCCCACGCGAATGGCATCCACCTTTGAAACCAGCGCGCCGGGGTGCTCGCTATGGGCCTGCTCGCAAGTGAAATAAATCCCGAGCGGTTTCTGTATCCGGAACGGACCAATGTCATACGCCCGGTAAACGCTTGCCAGCATCGGCTCACCGAACACGGGAACTTCCAACCGTTCCACAACCTGCTCGCGCACAATTTCCGGCTCCAGCCGATCCGTCAGCGCCAGCCATGCTTTCTTGAATCGGTTCACGTCCGCGTCGCCTGATAGAAATTCAGCATGGCCACCGCAAGGTCGAAAGCAGCCAGCCCGTAATGGCCTGTCGCGTACATCACTGCGCCACCAACAATCAGGAGAAAGAAGAACCCGATTTGAAACGGTCGATAGGGATTCATGCCGCCCTCGCCAGCGTGTAGAGGTATTCCGCGTTCTTGTATTTCTTCCGCAGGTAGGCGCTCAGGCTCATGCGTTCGTACTTGCGGCAGAGGTAGTCGAGGGTCAGCGGCATGGGTTCGCAGTCGCCGCCGTTCCGCACGTCATTGAGGATCACGATCCCGCGCCAGTCGTTGTTGCGCTGGTGGCCGCGATAGCCCTCGTCGTGCAGGTAGCAACTGCCAGCGACGACGCCATGGATCGTGCGACCGATGGGCAGCGGGCGACGGTGCACCAGATAGCCCTGCTCATGCCCAGCGACGAACGTGGCGCAGATTTTGTTCATCCGGTTGTCCATCGAGCCGCCGATGGGCCGGTCGGACTTCTCCATCTGAAAGAAGTGGCTGTAATTCACGCCGTCAGCGCACACGACCTCCAGGAACGCCCTGCGCTCGAACCCCTGCGTGTTGAGGTGGTGGTCGCCAATCGTCCCGGCGAAGCGCGGGTCGGCGTTAATGGCCCGGTCGATGCGGTTCTCGTGATTGCCCTTCGTCCAGATGCAGCGCGGCTCCCACGCCCGCTGCTTGCGGCGGCGCAGACGTTCCTGCTCGGCCCGCAGCGGAGCCACCAGTCGGGCGAAGGCTTCGTTGCCCGCCGCGATGTCGTCCTCGTACCGTGCGCCCTCTTTCGCCAGCGAGCCGGCCGGGTCGTGCATGGACAGGCTTGGCATGTCCCAGTGGTCGCCGATATGCACCAGGACGTCGGGCTTGTAGTCCACGATGGCCTGCGCCACCCAGTCGATGTGATCGGTGGGCACGCCGGGGCGGACCTGAGTGTCCGGTACGATGAAGTGGCGGCGGCTCATACCTTGTGCCTCCGCGTATAGGCCACCGCCCCGCCAATCAGCCCACCCCCGATGATTCCGGCGAGCATGGCGTTCGGGCCGACGCCCATGTGCGAGGCGCAGAGGTTGCCCCACACGAAGGACAGGACGACGATCACGAGGAGCCTCAAGGCGCGTGCTCCCGGCCCTGCGGCTCGCCGGCCCAGCCGTTGGTCTCGATTGGTTCCCAGGCGTAGGTGTTGAGCGCGGCTCCGGCTAAGTCGCCCCATGTACCGGTCGGCTCAAGGCCGTTGACGTACCACGACAGACTGAAGCCGAACCCGAGCAGCACGACATCGACCGAGACAAAGAGGCCGCGCATGTAGTCGAAGTTGCAGCGCAACAGCGTCACGTCCACGCGGCTGCGTTCAACCCAGCGCCAGTCGTTCCATGCGTTCAGAGCGAAGCGCTTCACGCCTCACCCCGGTACGCTTCGCCCGCCTTCAGTCCGTCCGGCTCCTCGGCCGCGCGGTCCAGCATCGCCTCGACCAGCCCGCCACCATCGGCGGTATGCCCATCGCGGATGGCCGTGGTCAGCGGCGGCGGATCAGGCGGGTCGAACGCCTGCGGGTTGATGAGCAGCAGAACTTGGTTGATCTTCTCGACCACGCCGAAGTTCACCTGGCCGTTGCGTCGGGCCGGCACATCTACGATGAAACGGGTGCTGTTGTCCTCGTTTCTCGTGCTGATGATTCTCAGGTTTGCCATCTCCGCCGCTCCCTTTGCGGTTTCTGATGGCTTGACAGTGTCCTAGGCCGAGCGCAACTCTGACCCAAACTGACGTACACGATTGAGCAACGTCCTTCGTTTCTTCCGCGCACCCTGCTCCGTCATGTCGTGCTTCTCAGCAGTGGCCTTCGTGCCAAGGCGCTTGAAGTCGAGCAGGAACTGGTTGTCGCAGCGTTCCTTGGCCTCGGCCGCGATGGCTGTGCACTCAACGCCGCGCATCAGGTGCTCGGCCTCATCCCTCGGCACGCCGAAGCGCACCAAGTCCTCCACCCGATCCCGCACCCACTCCCCAAACAGCGCGTAGTTCATACGGCCCCCCAGGACGCCAGATAAAGCAGTTCCACTAGTTGAAAAACATGGCAATAACTCACGCTTGTGTCCTTACGTTTCGACTGCCGTCACCGCGACTGCTAGCGCCTGCCATGCGTGCGACTTCACCGCATAGAGCGGGCCCGGCTTCTTAATCGTGCCGATGGCCTCCGCCTTCCCGCCCCAGCGGTCAATCAACGCCTGGCGGATGTGCGGGTCTTTAGCGCGCCCGTCGTTGCAGACGTGCTTGCAGACATCCTTGCGCGGGATCAGACGCACCCGTTCCGGCCCAGCCTGTTGCCAGAACCGACCGATCCACTCGACGGTCTGGATGGTTTCAAAGCCGACCGGCATCCCGTAAGACACAACCCGCTCAATGGCGACCAGCCCCTTGTGGTCGCGGATCACGGCCAGCACGTCGTGGTTGTCCAGCACGGCCGAACTGATCGGCGCACCGTTGAACAGGACGACGCCGGAGTGCGTGGTGCCGGGGTCGATGCCGAGGGTGAAGGTGGTCATCACCAGCCCTCTCCGTCGTCCGTCACCACAATCGCCGCGATCACGCCCGAGAACACCAGCAGGCAATAAACCCCGAGGGCAATCGGCCCGCCGTGGTGATAGACCAGCGCAGCAAGCCAGAACAGACCGAGGGTTGCCGCGATCAGCCCAGCGATGAATCCGAAAACACAAACCCACAGTCGGAGAAATTCGCTCATGCAGCCCTCCCAATCGTCGCCACCAGCGGACCTGCGTTGACCGGGCCGCGCCACTTGCGGAATCGCACGCATTCCAACTGCTGCAACACGTCCTGCGCCGGCAGCGCCCACGTGGGCTTCTCTGCGCGCGGCGTGCGCTTCCTCGGTTGCCTCGCCCGCTTCGGTGGGTTGATGTCGCGGCGGTGCATCCACGAATACACCGCGCGATCCGTGACCTGCGGAAAGCGCGCCCGCACCGCCGGATAGCCGCCCGACCGATACAGCGCCTCCACTTCGTCCGCGATGTCAGGCCGGATCAGGCGCGCATGGAAGGTGATGCCGTGTCTGCGCGCCCACGACCTAATCTCGATGCTGCGCCGATGCGGCAGCTCCGCCTGCACCGCCGCCACGCCGCCCGCCGCATACAGCCGTCGCACGGCATCCTGTTCGTAGTCCTGCCAAACTCGTCTCACTTCGCACCTCGTATCGTCAGAAACCCATGTGCGAACCACCACCGCATCTGGCGGGCTAGTGCGCGCAGGGCGTAAAACATCCATTCGTGTTCCGGCAGTGGCGGACAACCGTTCGCGTCGAATGCGCGATGGCACGGGCCGCAGCCGAAGGCTGCCGAAGTGTCGTCCGGCTTCTGCGCGCCTCCGCACTCGCCCGGCAGGCGGATGTGGCACAGGACGCAGCCAAACGCCTTGGAGTCGGTCGAGTCGCCGCACACGCCCGCGATCTCGAACATGCAATGCGCGTCGGGATGGCCGGCGCTGTCGCGGAGGGCTTGGGAGCGGATCATCCCCGCACCTTCGCTGTGTAGATGAAGTACGGGCGCGACTTGTTGTTTGGCACCGGCTTGCGTGTCGCGATTCCGAGCTGCACCAGATCCGCCAGATACCTCCCCGCGTGCTTACGCGGAAGCCCTGTCGCGTCGGCGATGTCCAGCACTGTGGCTGGGCCGCCCATCAGCTCATTTAAGACCCGCGTTAGCTGTGTCATGCCGCCCGCTCCTCGGGACGAATCCCGCGCGCCAGGCAGATCACGTCGCACCAACGCACCTGTTGCGTCAGGCTCGGGTCATACGTCCACGGCTGGTCGCCGATCTCAAACGCCATCGTGATGGCGTCGGTAGCCTGCTGCTTGGTGAGCTTCTTGCTGCTCCCGCCGAGCGCAACGATGCCGCCAGTCAGGCCGGGGACGATCTTCTGGCCAAGCACTGCCGCGCAGATCAGCCAGCGCCACTCGTCGGGCGACAGCTTGTAGCCCTTCCACGTCAGGCACTTCGACAAGTCGCGGCACGCGGGCTGGAGCAGATCGTTCTGCTCGGGCGTCCGCATTTCCTGCCAAGGCTTCATCACGCCCACCTCCGATTCGGGCACACATACAGCCGCGCCGGGCCGCTCAGTCGTTCGCCGCAACACGGGCAGGTGTAGCGGCCGGGCGGGTTCGCGCGCTTCGGGGCCATCTGCTGCGGCATGGGCTTGCGCTTGGTTTTCATGCTTTCCTCCGCTTCGGCTGCCCCATCTGCGCCAACTCCATCGCCTTGCATGCGTCGATCTCGACCACGTTCGGCGGCAGCGCCGGACGTTTGCCGATCTCTCGGCCGCCTTCTTCGCCATGAACCAATCGCGCGTCAGGAAACATCGCTCGCACCTCGTCAGATATGAATGCCAGTCCCGGCATCTCGCGCCGGTTCCGTTCGCGCTCCTCCATACGACGCGAAGCCTCCGCGTCCGTTAGCGCCTTCAGCTTTTCCAGTGGGTTGGCCTGGCTCATCGCAGCTCTCGAATCGCATTTGCGACAGGTAGGACTTGGCCCACGCGGTCACGTTCCGCTCTCCTTGGCGCTGCTTGCGGACGATGAACTCGGCGTAGCCTTTGAGCGGGCCGTTGGGGTTGTGGTACTCGTCGCGGTACACCATCACGGCGGTATCCAGCGCCTCCTCGATCTCGCCGCTGTTGCGGAACGCTGACAACTCGGGGCGCTCCTTGCCTGCGCCGCGATTGAGCTGCACCAGCACCATCACCGGCACGGCCAACTCTTTGGCGAGGTTCTTCAGGGCAATGGCGATCTCGCCCAATTCGGCGGCGTCGTTTTTGCGCGGGCGGCGGATCAGGTTCAGGTGATCCACCACGATCAAGCGCAGCGGTTCCTGCATGTGCAACTGTCGAGCGCGGGCGGAGACTTGCTCGACCGTCAGGCCAGGCTGGTCATCCACGATCAGCGGCAGCTCTTTCGCCTTGGCCGCCGCGCTCCACAGGTCGTCGAGGATGTCGCTCGGCGCTTCGCGCGGAAAGCGCAGGTAGCGATACGGAATCTTCCCGACGTTCGAGACGACGCGCTCCAACAACTGCGCGGCCATCATCTCCAGGCTCGCGTAGTAGCAGCGCCCCGCATGGATGGCGGACTGCAACGCAAACGCCGTCTTGCCGGCTGACGTGGACCCACCCAACCCGATCAGGTCGCCCGCCTGCCAACCGCCGGTGATCTCGTCCAGCGAGAGCAGGCCCGTGGGCGTACCCGTCACCACTGACGTGGCCTCGAAGCGGGCTTGCAAGGCATCCATCATTTCCCGCAGGCCATCGGTCGCCGTCTTCAGGCGCGCGGCCTGTTGCGGGCGCACGTTGGCGAGCAGGGCTTGGGCTTCGGCGTAGTCCTCGGCCAGCGCGATCCGCTTACCGGCGTCCTGCACGCGACGGCGCTCGGATGCCTTCGCCACAATCTCGGCGTAGGCCACGATGTTGGCGGCGCTCGGCGTGGTGCCCGCCAACTCGATCAGGTACGCGCCGTTCTGGACGTGGTGCGCCTTGCCTTCCGCTTCGAACCATTCCCCCAGCGTCACGGGATCAACCGGCGTCGGCTTCTTTCCTTCCGTCGGCTGCAACGCATCGCAGATCGCGCGCCAGATCAGCGCATGGACCGGAAGCGAGAAGTCGTCGGCAGCCAGCATCTCCGCCACGCGCCAGTAGGCTTCCTGCCGCAGCATCACGCCACCCAGCACCGCCTGCTCGGCCTCGACGCCACGGCGGCTCATGCAGCCACCCGCATCGCGGCGATGGCGCGGTCCATGATCCCGGCGAAGCGGTCTTCAGCCAGCAGCACGTCGAGGTTCTGCCGCCACGTCGGGTTCTTCGGGTTCGGCACCTCGCCCCGCATCCACGGATCGGTCGCGCACTCGGCGAAGTAGGCCCGCCAGAAGTCGTCAGGGTCATACGGCCATCCCTGCTCTCGGCAAACCTGCCGCGCGAGCTTCACCGCCGCTGCGATCCGCTTGCGGCGCTTGGCATTCAGGACATGGGCCTGCTGACAGCGCGGCAACGCTGCGTGGTAGGCCGAGACGACCGCCTCCGAATCGTCCCCCTTGGGGACTACAGGGGTAATGCTTTTGTCTGGAGTCTGGAGTCTGGAGTCTGGAGTCTGGCTAGGTTCACGAAGTGAGCACGACTCCTCCGTTTCCCGGTGGACGATTCGTGGACGATTCGTGGACGATTCGTTCTCGCGTTCACGCTTACGGGCTTCGCGCTCCTGTGCGACGCGACGGTTGGCGTCGGCCTGCGCGTTGGCGGCAGCGATCTCCTCGTCAGCCCGCTTGTTGTGCCAGCCATCGTCGGCCAGCACGAAATACTCCAGCAGCAACGCCTTAACCGTTTCTTCTTCGCCACGCGCCCCAACAAGGCGGGCGACCTGCTCGACCGGAACCGGGAGCGGGCCTTCCTGGAGGTAGTATCGGCGTAGCATCCGGGAGTAGATGGCGTCCTCGATCAACGACAGGTGGGCCGTGGCCGCTGCGTAGTCCCCGATGTGATGTTTGTAGAAATTCACCGCAGCCCCCTGCTAACCCACCCTCAGAACAACCCGCCCGCCTTCCCCTCGTCTCTGGCCTGCTGCTCGACAATCTGTCGTCGGGCTTCAGCCAACTCCTCGGGCGTAGGCGGCGGCCAGTCTGGCGCGCTCCAGACGCCCTGTGGGACGGCTGTGGCATGGCGGCGCAGGCGGCGGCGGTAGCGTTCGACCTGATAGCGCGCGAACGCGATTTCCTCGGCGGTCGGTGTTTGGATCTCACGCATGGCTGGCCTCTCCGATGCGGGCGAGTTCTGCTTTCAGTGACGGAGTGATGCCGAGATAGGTCAGCGCGACTTCGGCGGCGTCCGCGTCGAAGAACCAGCGCCAGAAGGCGTCACGGAAGCGTTGCTGGTAGCTCATTTGGGCGGCTCCGGCAGGGGCATCCAGTGGGTGGGGCCAGCCTCGCCAACGACCTGCATCACAAGCTCCTCGGAATAGGCCCAGTAGCCGTATTCGCCGCTTACCTCATACCGACCGACGAACTGGCTCGGCGACTCATCGGGCGCGTAAAGCCACAATTCGGTCCCATCCTTTGGTGCGCTCTGAATCGGCCGCCACCGACCATCGAGTTCGGCGAGCAGGTCTGCGCCATACGCGACAACGAAGGCGGCCAGCTCGTCGTCGTAGGCGCGTTCCTTGGCGAGCAATTTGCGTAGACGTTCGATGGCATCGCTCACTGCCGCGTCTCCCATTCCTGTGTCAGCTCGCGGATGCCATAGGCTTCGGCGGCCTTCTCGTGGCGCTGGGCGTTGTCGTCCCACCCGGCTTGCTTGAGCTGCGCGGCGACGCCGGCTTCCAGCTCGGAGATGGATTCGTGGTGTTCGGTGTTCATGCGGCGAATGACTCCCTTGTGTAGCTGGCGATTTGCGCGATCCGGTCTGCTTCACGGACCGCGCCTTGCATCACCCGCAAGGCGCTCTTGAGTGCGCGGTACTGGCGAACGCAGTTGGAGCCGGTGGCGCAGCAGAAGGCCGCCAACATGTCCGGCGACAAACCACGCTCACCCCGCTTGAGCATCGTCAGGTAACTTTTGGCGACCCCCATGCGGCGGGCGATCTCGGCCTGCGAGATGCCCGACAACACAATCGACACCGCGATGGCGTCTTCCTCGGAATCGCACAGGCGCACGGTCTTTTCGTCCGCGTCGCGCGGGCTGGGAAGGCTTGCCAGAAGCGGAAATTCGCGCTGTTTCACGTCCGTACTCCAGCGTTCACTTGCGTTCACAAACCCCTGTGGGCGAAAAAGAAGGCCGCCCCTTTCGGAGCAGCCCGTTTGTGTGACTACGAATCCTTCAGCACCACGACGAACAGGTCCGGCCGCTTATCCCGCAGCGCGTACTGCCGCAGCTCGGGGATCGGCTCGTCGTCTTTCCACTGGTGAGTCGCCGCTCGCGTGATCCCGAAAAACCGCGCCAGCTCCGCATCGGTTTCGACGCCAAGCGCGGTCTTGACGGATGCCTTGGTCATGTCCATAGGACAGCAGTCTGCACTAGAATCAAGCGACCGTCAAGTGCTCTTGCCGGCTTATTGTCAAGCCAGCTATTCAGTTTCGGGCGTATCGTCCGCCCCCATGGGGAATGACCTGAAAGACCGCCTGGCCTTGGCGATCGAGCGCCGCAATAGCTCCGTGCGGGCACTCGTGGAGACGACGGGCCTAAGCAAATCTGCCATCCATTTTCTGCTGGACGGGACCACCCGGCCGGAGACGGTTCGGGCGTGGAATATCGACCTACTGGCGAACGCCCTGAACGTCAGCCGCGACTGGCTGCTCTACGGGCGGGGGGCGATGAACCGTCAAGAAACTGACGCGTTCAATAAATCAGAAGGGCGATTAGGGTCACAAACCTTGACACTCGACCCTGCCACCTTGGCCCGTGCCGAGTTCTGGCTACGTGTTGAGGAAAGGGCCGCCGAAGCTCTATACCCGCAGGATTTGAGACGGGCAGAGCGCATCATCGACCTGTACCAAATGGTGCAAGCGGATGGCGGCGACCTGACGGCCGAACACGCCATCGAGCTTGTTGAAGCCGCGCGGAAAACGAAGGGGGCAGCGAATGGAAGAAGCAAGACAGGTGGAGGTAAATGACGCCAGCAACGTGATCGCTTTGTTCGATCCGTCGCGGACGCCCGTCCCGCGAGAACCCCTGCCCACCCCCGAGGAATTGGCGGACTTCCGCAAATACTGGCCGGCCATGAAGCAGATGCTTACGGAGTTCCAGTCGCTCAAGGCGCGCGGCGGATGCCCCATCATGCAAGAGGTGCTGGGCCTCTAGTCCGCCTTACCGCTGACGGTCCGCTAAAGCCCCGGAAGGGGCTTTTTTGTTGCCTTAGCAAAGGCCGTGCCAATTATTTTTGTTTAGACCGCTTGACTTTGGACAGAGTTCTGTCCCACAATCCTCCCATCGCCAGAAACCCCGCTGGCGGAGGGAGGTCGAGATGAGCGAGTCGCAGTTCGACGCAGCCGATATCGATTCGCCTGACGACTCAGCCGAATTGACAACGGTTCCTGTCCGCCTCGATAGCAAGAGCGCCAAGTCCATCCACCACTTGGCACAACTTTGCGGCCTGACGGCCGACCAGATGGCGAGCGCCATCGTGGTGCTGGCGTTCCATCGGGTGCTCAAAAACACCGTGATTCCGAAGGAGGCGCGCTGACATGCCCGCCATCCTCGCCCACTCGCCGGTCCAGCTCGTGGCGCAGCTCATCACGCGCGCCCATCACAGCGAGCGCATCCCGACCAAGCCGCAGGACCGCAAGGATTACGACGCGCGGATTCGGGAGCGCGAGGACGACATCAAAGGTTGCCTGTGGCCGTTCGGGAACGTCGCGGGGGTCGAACTCTAATGGACATTCGCCCATTTCTCGGCGCGGCATTCGGTTGGCTTATCGGCTTGTGCGCCAGCTTCGCGCTGGTGCTATCGGGCCTGATCCACGGACCCGCCGTGTTCTTCGCGACGAGCGCGATCTGCGGCGCTGGCCTCGGCCTCGGCTGGAGGATCGCGCGATGAGCCTTTACGACGACATCGACCGCGTACTGGATCGCAACGAAGCGAACGCCGACGCCGCGATTGCCCGCGAATCGGCCGAACGCCGCGACTGGCTGAAAGAGAACGCCCCGTGGCTGCTCACCGCCTTTGCCGAAGCCAACGCTGACGCATGGGCCGAGTTCCAGCAGCAGGCGTGGAACGAATACATCGGAGGGGATGCATGAATACCGAATACCTCTACGAACTGCGCGAGCTGCATTTGAGTCATGCGCGCCTGAACTGGGCCCGCGCTGCCGAGGCTAAAGCCAATCCGTCGCTCACACCGAGGCTGCGGGATGCCTTCGCGGCGTTCTACAAGACGTATGGCGACCAGGAGCGCGACTTGTCGGAGCTGTGCGAACACGAGGCGCGGCGGTCCTGCTATCCGACGGAGGACGCGGCATGAGTGCGCACACGCCGGGGCCGTGGCGGGAATACCGCAACAAGTACGACATCGACAACGGAAACCATCCGGGCTGGATCGTTGGGCCCAACGACGAGCCTGTTTGCGAATACGCGGGCTGCGGATCGCACGAGGCCCACTGGGAAAACCCGGCCAATTTTGCCTTGGTCCTTGCTGCGCCCGATTTGCTTGCGGCGCTGCTCCAGATCCAACGTATGGGCTACACCGAGATTGGCGACCGAATGATGGTGGACGCCGCCATCGCGAAGGCCACGGGAGAGACGGCATGAAACGCCTCGCCGCCGAGTTCGGCCTGTTCCTCGTCTGGAGCGCCTTCTGGATTCTGCTGGCGATCTCCGTGTTCGGGAGGCAGCCATGACCTTCGACAACTTCTTCTGGCTGGCGGTCGGCCTCGTTTCGGGCGGCACGCTCACCTTCATTGTGCTTCTGGCGACTGACAAGGAGATTCGCCCGTGATCGACCCCGATGACCCGCTGTGGCGGCAGTTCGTCGCCGAAGCCTTCCGCCAGCAGTTCCAGGCGCTCCCGAAACCGCAAGACCCGCAGAAGGACGAGCAGGAATGAGCTACTACGACACCATCGTGGCCTACGGCATCGCGGCGGATCAGGCCGAGATCGACGCATGGGCCAACGACATGCAGCGGTTCCGCAACCGCGAGAGCGCGCTGTACGGCGTGCTGGACGAGGCGGACATGGAGCGGCGCGTGGAAGCGGCACGGAGCGTGGCGTGAACACGAACGGTCCGAGCACAGCGGGTGGGGTCGTGGCAGCCCCAGCCTTTGGCGCGCAGCCGGAGCGTCTGTGTACCGGCCCCTACACCCCCGAAGAAGCCCGCATGGCCGAGCAGTACGCGCGCGACGCGATGGCGGATGCGGCGGCTTCCGATGACAGGCACTACAGGAGCCATTGATGGACACCAGCAACGCCAACCCTGCCCTCTTTGCCGCACTGGCAGCGGCGCAGGGCGAGATCGAGAACGCGGCCAAGAATGCCGCCAATCCCCATTTTCGCAGCAAATACGCGGACCTGGCGGAAGTCCTCAACACCACCCGCGAAGTGTTCCCCAAGCACGGCCTGTCACTGCTGCAATCCACGGGCTTCGATGGTTCGCTGGTGAGCGTGACGACGCTGCTGGCGCACAAGGACGGCGGCTACATCACGGCCGTGGCGTCCTGCGTGCCGGCCAAAACGGACGCGCAGGGCGTGGGCAGTGCGACGACCTACCTGCGCCGCTACTCGGCGGCGGCCATTGCCGGGATCGCGCAGGAGGACGACGACGGCAACGCGGCGGCCCATAACGGCAAGCCGGCCCCGGTGACGAAGGTCAACCCGACCACGGGCGCGTGGGAAAGCCAGTCGCCCGAGTCGCAGGAATACCTCTCGGGCATCGCCACGCATGTGATCGAACTGCTGACGAATGCCAGCGAGGCCGATGCGTGGGACTACCTGCACACCCAAAGCCTCGACAGCGACGAAAAGATCGCGCTGTGGACCCGCTTTGACAGCAAGCAACGTGCCGCCCTGAAGCGCGGCGAAACCCAAGCCAAGAGGGCAGCATGAGCAACGAAGCGAAGTTTATCGACGGCCTGATCGTGAAGGCCCCCAACGAGCGCGCCCCTGAATACGTCAAGGCGAAGCTGTCCATCAAGCGCCAGGAGCTGATGGCGTGGCTGCAAGCGCAGCAGGGCGACTGGATCAACGCGGACGTGAAGGTGTCGCAGGGCGGCAAGTGGTACGCGGCCGTTGACGAGTGGAAGCCGGACGGCAAGGGACGCAACGAGAGCCCGCAGAGCAAGCCGCGTGACGACTTCGATGACGACGGCCTGCCGAACTTCTAACCCAAGCCGCCTGAGGAACGCACATGGAGCGCAATACCTTGCCAGAACGCTTGCGGCTTGTTGTCCGCGTGCGGGAATGCGAAGTGATCCCGGCGTGGTACGGGGCGGCATGGACCGAGAGCTACCGCATGGTTGCCGTGTGCATGCCGATCCCGTTCAACGTTCTGGCCGCCATCTGTCGCGGATTGTGGGTGTGGCTGCGATGGGGTTATCGCGCCGTCCCGTGCGATCCGCGTGATGCCTACGCGCAAGGTCGCCGTGACGCCACCTCCGCCAACCTCAAGGAGCCGCAGTCGCCATGAGTGGGAAGGAACGGCCGATCCTGTTTTCTGGCCCGATGGTGCGCGCGATCCTCGACGGTCGAAAGACGCAGACGCGGCGGGCGGTGAAGGGCCAGGCGCTCGACTGGCTCCAGCCCGGCATGTTCACGCCAGGGTTCACCGCGGACCCGGCGAACGGCCTGTCGCCCTACGGCTATCCCGGCGACCGCTTGTGGGTGCGCGAGACCTGGCAGTACCACAACTGGACCGAAGAGGGCGAGCCGGCGATTCGTTACGCCGCAGACGATGCGGTCGAGTGGCCCGAAGTGCCGGAGGAGCAGATCGAAGCTGTCAATCAGACATGGGCTGATCTGTCGCTGGACGAAAACTATTCGATCGACAGCGCCGCGCGAGATCGTCGCTGGCGGCCCTCGATCCACATGCCGCGCTGGGCCTGCCGCCTAGTGCTGGAAGTGACCGACGTGCGCGTGGAGCGGCTGCAGGCGATCAGCGAATCCGACTGTTGCGCCGAGGGATGCGGCAGCCCGATCACGCGCGATTACAAAAAGCCGAAGTTCGAGGCCCTGTGGTCGTCGATCAACGGCGCCGAGTCCTGGGCCGCCAACCCCTGGGTCTGGGCCATCACTTTTCGGAGACTTCCATGACCACCCACCAGGCGGCCCACGTCGCTGTATTGGAGGCGATCCGCGACGCTTATGCGGCGATGGTTTGCCCGACTGCGTTCGACAAGGTGCGGGCGCTGGACGCCGCGATCGAGCTGATGAAGCAGGCGGCAGAGCCGGTGGCGAAGCTGACGACCCACGAGGACACGCGGGCGATTACCGCGCGCATCCACGACGTGGCGCACTCGCTGCCACCGGGCACCTACGACCTCTACGCCGCCCCGGAGGCAAGCCGATGAGCAGGGAATACGAACTTCTGCCGTGC